AGCTTTTTTTCGTTTGTTAATATTTTCGTAAAGGCTCATAAGGTTAATCCTTGTTTTTATTATCTTTTTCTAGTTTTTCTACATAAGAAGGGCTTGTCCATTCCCACCTATATCTATCCCAATTTGCGTCTTGTTGTCGCTTTCTTTCTAATTCTTCTGCATCTACTTCTTCAATACAAGTCATTTTTTATTTATCCTGTGTACAATATTAATGCTAGTATTTATCCACACACCTATTAATACAAGTATGTGGATTATTAATTCAACGTATGTTATTTCCATTACTTAGTTAAGCCTTTTGTTTTTTCAAATGTTCTAAGACCACCTAAACCAAGCATACCCATAAGGACAGTTAGTAAACTATCCATGTCGAAAGTAGGCAAATCAGGTACAGTTACCCCTGCATAACTAAAAATAAAGATTAGTATAGGGGAAAGTACAAAGTGCCAAAGCATCGCAAAGCTAAGTCCCCAACCCAAAAAGGGTCGCCAACCTGCTATAAATACATTACGATGTTTGGCTTCTTCTTTGTTTATTTCTATCTGACCAATGTTTGCTTCGTGGGCTTGCTTAGTTGCAAGGGTAGCTATCTCATGTGCCAAAGCATTTTTCTGGTCTTTGTCTTCTATAAATTTATCCAGTAGTCCTGCCACTGGTGCTATTAAATTTTGTATCATTATCTACTCACAGTTCCTGCAATAGCTGATAAAGCAACTACTAGTATTAGTATAATAACAGAAACACCTGTGCTTACCCAACCTGCTATCTTAGCGTTGTGTATAAAGTGTTCACGTTTTTTTCTTTTAGCTGCACGTTGTTCTTTCTCAAACTCTTTCTGTTCTTGAATACGTCTAGCTCTTTCAGCTATTATACCTTCCCACACACCAGCACCAAACCTCATATTAATTAGGTTCTTCATTTCTGTCATTTGTTCTTGTGCTAGTTTAGCGTTTATCGTTTCTTCGGCTACTGAATAAACACTGAAAGGGTCTTTACTTGCTTTGTTTCTCTGTTGTTGAATTTCTTGCTCACCCTTGAATAAGTTATCAATATGGTGAGCAATATCTGAAATGTCCTGTGCAGTACTTATGGCAGACTTTATTCCATTTACTGCACCCTTAACTAAAGCTATACCAGCAAGTGCCTCTGCTATAACCATTAGTCTTTACGCTTCATCATTTCGTATATCCGCATTGCAGCAAGTACAATACCAAGTATAGCACCGATGAAGACAAGCCAAGCGTTAGCACCATCTAGCCAAACAGGGGCTGTAATTGTTGCTGATGCTACGGCTAAATCTGTTACTGTCTTGCTATCCATAACATATGTTCCTTATGCGTAAGGGCTATCGCCAAGCACAGATGTATCCCAAGCCGCCTTAAGTTCATCTATCGTTGTTGCATCTGTGATAGCTTGTGCGGCAGGTGCATCTCTTAGCGCATCTTTAGCTGTAGCTATAGCAGTGGTGCTAGTACCAGCCTCTAGTGCCTTCATTAACTCTACGTCTTTATCTGCAAGAAGTGGTGTTCTTACTTCTCTGATTTTATCTTTAAAGATTTCTTTAGCCTTAGTAATGTCTTCTGAAATCACTGTGCCTGATAATGACCAAGCATCTCTAAAGTCTCTGTTTACTGGAACGGTAGCAGTTGAAGCATCAATCTCGTTACCGTCCTTGTCTACGATATGTGTTGTTACAGCCATTGGTTTCTCCTATGCCGCTAAGTCTTGATTGATGCGCCAAGCGTTACGCCAGACACGTTGTTGTGGTAATTGTTCTTTTCTACATATGACCAAAGTTCTTCTATTACCTTTGTCAAAGTTTGCTACAACGTCACTAGGGCAGTCTTTAAGAATAAGAAACTCTATTGCTTCTTCTTCTGTCATGGCTTCCATAGGCTCAGTCTCATGTAGCAAGTAGCCCCTTGTATGTTTCTTAAAATCAGGCTGGGCTTCGTCTTTTGCTAATTCGTGATACACCCACACTTCTGGTAATATTCCGCCCTGTAATGCACAAGCCATCCAGTTTAGGTCTGGAGAGAGGATGCGGCAACACTCATCCACGCTGTCTTCGTAGACTACACGGTAGTCTGATTGCACAGGCTCAAGGTTTTCTTTAGCCCAACACAGTCTATCAAATAAATGTGTGCCTTTGAATTGTGGTGTTGTTGCCATTATGCTAAGTCTCCGTGAACTGCTGTGTTTATTACTACTACGTCTGCCCCCGCACCTCTGTTACTGGTGAAACCATGAAACTGATATTGGCTAGACGTGTTGGTGCTAGCGTATGGCATTTGCATAACATAGCCTGTTGTATTAGTTGAGCCTTCTTGTCCTGTTGTTGAGAAATTACCGTTACTCATATTATTAGTAAACGCAAGAGTTGTATTGCCTACACCATTATCTGTTATTCCATCTATGTTGAAGCTGTCCCTGTTAGATTGTGTGCCTGTCTGATTAGTATTTGCCCAAGCCTTTGCACCTGCCTCTATGCCTGTCAACGCTGAACCGTCACCAGTGTAGCTTGTCGCCGCTACTGTGCCAGTGACTGTGATGCCTGTGGATGTGGTGTCAAGACGAGTGGCATTTCCATAGTATAAGCGAACTTGTGCGCCATCTGTGGTACGCAACATATTGTTGCCAGAACCGTCTTTGATAAAGACATTGTTGCCACCCTGTACGATTAAATCGCCAGTACCACTATCAACTATGTATGAGTTAAGTGCATCGTGGTAAATCTGCAAGTCGCCATCACCAAAGGTAGCCTTGTCGTTATCGCCAAAGTTTACATCATTTCCGTTGGTATCTAAATCACCGCCCAATTGCGGTGTAGTATCGTTCACCACATCTGCCGCAGGGACATTATCCAACGCATCTGCAACAATGTCGCCATTTGCATCTACGAGGTCTGCTATATCTCTTGCCCTAGTCATTATACGTTCTCCAAATTAGTTACTCGCGTTTGCAATGCAGTCATTTCTGTTTCAAGCGTTTCAATCTTTGCGATTGCTTCCTGCAATGCACCCGTCAAAAGCGGCACGAGTTTGCTTTGGTCAATACCTTGGTAATCAGGAACTGACCTTGTACCCATAACCGCAGGGGTTACCTCGTTGCCATCATCATCAAGAACTGCTGGTGTGACCTCGTATTCCTCGTCACGCATTGCGTCCTTAGTGCCTGTAATTGCTTCTGGCACAACAGTTGCCGCTTCATGTGCCATAAAGCCATCTACAAGTGTATCTGTGGTGTCAGAAATAAAGTTGAAGCGTTTAGGTTGCAGAGATTTGACACGAGTGATTGCACCAGTCATGTCCACTGCATTTTCTTTTAGGCGGTAGTCAGATGATGTGTTAAAGGATGTGGATGTGGTTGTTGAGGTTATAGCACCAACAAGAACACCATTTGTGCCTCTTTTAAACAGGACGTGTCCTTTTGTACCGCCTGTATTTGCAGTTCCGTTGTCAGCCCAAACGATAAGTGTATCATTGTCCGCAGAAATTACTGCGTTTACCGAAGCCCCTGAACTAAAAATACACCCACTTTCATACTCAGTGGTGACCGTTTTTCCCACCAACACGTTGCCACTGCTGTCGATACGCGCAACTTCCGAACCGTCCGTTTCAAACGAAATGAAAGATGCCGCCGCGTTGTTAGTCGGGTCTGCTTTAAAATTTAAATTGCCAGAACCAGCATTGATGTTTGCTACCTGTTGAGTGTTGTTATAGAAATCAATTCCACCGCCACCAGAGGCGTTATTACGATGTAAGCGCATAGTTGTTGCATCGGCACTAAAAACTTCCAATCTTGCATTCGCGGAATTTGTCCCGATTCCAACATTGGATGTCGTGGTAAGACCGCCTGTGATGTTAATATCGCCAGTGCCAGTAATGTCGTTGCTATTAAGGTCAAGGTTGCCGCCAAGTTGAGGAGTTACATCACCAACAATGTTAGGTATGTTAATATTAAAAGTGCCATATGCAACAATATCTACAGTATCGTTTAGTGCCGCACCTGTTGCAAGAACTACAGTAGAACCATTGGTTGCTGTAAAGTCAGTACCAGTAATTAGCTTCACGCCATTCAAGTAAACATCAACATAACCAGCATCATAGGTAGCATTAAAGGATGTTTGCCCTGCCGTAGCTGTGTAAGTAACTCTGTTAGCTGTACCATTTACAGATGAACCAGCATTAACAAAACCAGCACCATCGTAAACTTTCATTATATCGTTAGTTGTATCAAACCATAAGTCACCCTCTGTAGGTGATGATGGGGCTGTTGCTGATACAAAATAAGTATTAGCAAAACTATTTACGTCTGCAATATTTGTAGCAACTGTATTAACATTCGATATGTCACCGCCTACTGCATTGACGTTAGCTATATTTGTAGCAACTGTGCCTATGTCAGTAGAATCTGCCGCTACAGCTTGTATATCAGCACTATCACCAGCCACTGTTGTTACGTCTGATGATATTCCAGCCACTGTGGTTACATTAGCAGACACCCCTGCAACTGTAGTTACATTACCACTAATACCTGCAACTGTAGTTACGTTAGCAGATATACCTGCAACCGTTCCTATATCTGTGCCATCAGCCGCAACCGTTGTTACGTCAGAAGAAATACCAGCAACAGAGGTAACATCAGATGATATACCTGCAACACTATTAATGTTAGTTGCGTTACCTGCAACAGCCGTAATATTGCTGTCATTCCCTGCAACTGTAGTAACATTAGCACTAATACCAGCGACAGTAGATACGTTAGCACTAATTCCTGCCACTTCTGTTACATTAGATGCTATGTCTTCAACAGCAGTTACATCTGTACTGATACCTGCGACAGTAGTAACGTCTGCTGAGATACCTGCAACAGTGTTAATGTTAGTAGCATTACCTGCTACTGCTGTTACATTAGCATCTATACCAGCCACTGTGGTTACATCACTATCAATAGCACCTACTTTATTAACATTCGCTATGTTAGTTGATACTGTACCAATGTCTGTAGCATCAGCAGCTACTGCTGTTACATCGCTGTCAATACCAGCAACTGTAGTTACATCAGCAGCAATACCTGCTACTGTAGTGATGTTAGGTAGGTTAGTAGAAATAAACTGCTTGTTTACAGCATCGTTGTTATCTACAGGGTCAGCTAAATTTTTAATAACCTTAGACTGAGCATCAAATTTATCATCGTTGTCAAGAGCAATAGAGTCGTTAGCCTTGTCAACAGCTTCTTGTGAAGCATGGAAGACCTGAATGTTAGAGTTATCCAAGTCTTCTTCTGTTAGTACAGAGCCTGAAGCAAAATCTACTGTTCTACTTGTTAGTACTGTTGTCCTTCTTACCTGTACTAGCGTGTTAGTAGCAGGAGCAGAAGTCAATGTAACTTCAGTGGAAGAAGGAAAAGTAAGACCTGTCTCAGCCACACCATCTACTGTCACACTAATTTCACTTGTAGCTGTGTATGTAAAGGGAATATTAAAAGTAGTTGTACTATTATCCCCTACGTAATTATGATATGAAAATGCCATTTCTTATCCTTCTATTTGTGTTTATCTAAGTTGTAACTTTAGCTAGTCTGCTAATGCTGCAACACCGTTAAGTATTTGTCTTGCTCCATAGAGTGAAGAGAATGGTAATAATCTTAGCAAAGACCTAAGTTCTGTCTCACTTAGTTCGTCACCTGCAATCATCTCACCTAAGTCTTTTACTCCTGATAGTCCTGATATAAGCATACTAGCAGAAGCAGGGGTAACGGCTCTTGTTTGTCCATCCATTAAACCTGTACTAACTTGATAGATGTAACCAAACAAAGAAGCTGCACCTACTTGAGACAAAGCACCTATACCTATTTGAGAAGGGCTTAAAAATCTTTCTAAGTATTGCTCTCTGTCACTTCTATTAATAGAGTTCAAGTGTGTTCTTGCTACATACATAAGAGTACCCATGAAAGCAGCACTTCCTAATATCTTAGCAACTTGTACACTATCTCCATTAGCAGCACGTACAGCTAATCTACCTGCTTGTTGTTCCATAGAAGCCATAGGAAAAGTTAAGAACTGAAAGAAGCTCTTACCTACTTCACTACGTAACCAGTAACTAACAGAACCGTTATTTACTTCTTGTACAGATTGAGTAGCTTCTCGTCTAACAGCTTGTAGAAATACGTTTCTTGCTTGGTTATCCCACTTATTTAAGTTAAGTCCATCTAGTGTACCATCATCTAATACATCAGCGTTGGCTATTATTTGCTCATTAATAAGCTTAGCGTCTGCATCTGAGATACCTAACTGTTCTCTCTTAATAGCAGAGAAAGGTATCACACCTTCTCTAGCTCTAGTAGTAAACTCTTGAGCAAAGTTATAAGATGACCACCTTCTAAGAATATCAGTAACACCTTGTAAACCTGAGGCTATAGACATCATTATACGTCCTTTGCCTAGAGTTTCATCAAGCCAAGTAACCTCTTCACCTAGACTTAAATAATCTTCACCTTCGCCTACTCCACCCTCTAGTCTATTTCTTCTTGAGGTAACTTTATTAAGAAGACCATCACCACCTACACCAGTAAGCACCATCATTTCATGTGCTGCTCTATTTCCCAACTGACCTGTCCTAGCTTTTACTATTAGATTATTTAGTTGAGGAGTAGTTTTTAATATAGTATTAAAAGAAACTTCATTTATTACGTTGGTAAGTTCCATGATAGCTGCCATTCCTGACATACCCATCTGTAGTATAAAGTTAGCTTCTCTTAAACGTGCTAGGTTTCTATTAGTTGTAGGAGAGAACCCACTTCTATATACAAGATTACCTGTAAGAGTATCATACAAAAATTCTAAACCTTGTATTTCCTTGTTTCTTTTAGCGTCCCCTGCTGGTATTTTATTTAAAATAGTATGAAAGTTTGAACCTAGTTTATTAGTATTAATACCATTAACTGCCAAAGCAGTAGAACCAGAAACTTGAAATAAGTAACTCTCATGTAATACACGTGCATTACGTTCTAGTAAGTCTGCCATTCTTAAAGTAAATACACTACCGTCAGCACCAGTAACTTGTATACTAGCTGTTTCATCTATATTTACTCTATGCTTTGCTCTTGGATTAGCTACTATAGTTTTTTCTAAAGACAATAATTCAACAGCAAGTCTAGCATCATTATCAGAAAGACCACCCTTTGTAAAAATTGCTACTGCTTCTTCTACGTCAGCTAAACCATCACCAAGTTTACGTACAAGGTTATCAGGCGGAGCTAGAAAGTTTTTAGCATATGCTTTAGCCATAGCTCTAATAAATTTCTTAGTGTTTACTTTCTTAACACCTTTTTCTCTTAACATTTTTCTAACTCTTCTGTTAAGATTAGGTTGAGCATTTCTTATAGCAGTTTCAAATAAATCTACAAACCCTTCGTTAAGTTCACCCTTTACGTCTGGTAGTAAAGCAGCTTGGTTTTCATTTCCTAGTCTATATTTAGCAAAGTTTATTCTGTTTGCTTTTCTAGGTAGGTAGTTGCGTAGTTTTTTAGCTTCAGCCGTAAAACCTGCTGCGTTAGATTTAGCAGCTAAGTCAAAAGCTCTATCCATATCTTCTGAATAAATCTGTGCTATTCTTTTTATCTCTGGTGCAGCATTAGGATTAGGACTACGCATGTAGTCTCCAACAAGTTCTTCAATCTGAAACTGTTTTAAACCTGTAGTTTGTTCAGCACTTTTATATAAATTTTTAACTTCAACAGCGTTTCTTAATAAAGTACTTTGTATTATAGTGTCTCTTAAATCTAAAGCATTAGAACCTACACCTTGTCCACCTCTGTTTCCTAAACTATTTAAGGCTAGTCCATCTGACAACCATCTAACTAAACCACTGCTTGAGTTTTTTAATAGAGGTACTACAGCTACTAAGCTTCTTAGTCCTGAAAAATTACCACGTTGGAAAGGAGTAGCTTCTATTTCTCCTTCTGTAGTTTCTGTATAGTCTTTTCTCTGTATACCTACAAAAGGGTCAACATCATCAGGTTCTAATTCATCAGCAGCTTGAGTATTAAAGTCATCAGACCTTTGAGCTAGTCCTCTAAAGTACTCAGCTAGTTGTTCTTCATCAGTTGTTTTTAACACAGCTTCGTCAGCAGCAGTTAAATCTTCACCGTCTACTTGTTTACGTTGAGCTTCTAGAATAGCTGCTCTCTTACGAGCATATTGACCATACTTAGTTACACCACCAGTAACACCAGCACCTAAGAAAGCTGCTAAGATAACATCGTTTCCTGATACATCATGCACAGTTTGTTTTCTTAGCAGTTCTAGACCAGCTTGTTCAACAGCACCTATACCAACAGAAGCTAGTAAAGCTCCTCTGTTAGTTTTTAGTTTCTCAAATATCTTATAACCTTTAACAGCAGCAACAGAAGCAGGAGCAGTAATAGGAGCAAACTGAGGTTGTAAAGCTGTTATAGCAGCACCTGTAGCTAATGCTGTTGCAGTATCAGCAGGGTCAAGTATAGCTCCTGCTAATCCAGCTACAGTTCCTTGCCCCCCTGCTGCTGCTACGTTGCTATAAAATTCTTGTTGCTGTCCATACTCTGTTACTATCTTACGTGCATAAGCTGTACCTTTTTCAGTTCCTGCTTCTAGTACTTTTTTTATTATTTTTGGGTCTGTAATGTCTTCTAGTAAGTCTTTAGCTACCTCTTCTGTAAACTCTAACTCTTCTGGTTCAGGTGTAGTAAAGTAATTATAAAGAGAAATAGAAGTACCTGTTGTAAGTTGCTGTTCTTTAACTAAACTAAAAAAATTTTTAGATTTTTCTCTAGCTTCTTTATTAGCTAAATCTACGTCAAGCTGACTAAACCTGCCCCCTGTAGGAGCAGGAGAAAGTCCACCTTTAATACCGTACTCTTCAAATATCGCTTCTAAAGTATCAGCCATGTTTTAATTTTCCTTTATAGCTTACCTAAATTTATTTCAAATTTAGCACCTTGTCCATCTACAGAACCATACAAAGCTCCATAACGTCTAATCAATCCATAAAGACCTACTTGTTCATCCCCACTAGCTGCTCTAGCAGCAAGGGCAGTTAAGTGTGCTAGTTTCTTTATTTCTGTGTCATACTTTTTTCGTAGTTTAAGAGCATCGTTAAAGTTGTATTGGTCTGTTATGATTACTTCACCTTTGTCGTTTACACTCCAAGTAAAGTCACCCAAAGTTTTCTTAATAGCTCCTTCAGGGTCGCCTATAGATAAACTATTACTTAGAAAACTAACATCACTTTGACCTTTTGTATAATCTAGGTCATAGTCAATATCACCTTTAGTACCGCCTTGTCTATTCATAGCTCTTCTTGTAACTTCTTGTAAAGCTGTAAACTCATCTTTACTAAGGAAATCATTAGTGCGAGTAGTATCTAAATTTATATCTAGAATATCTTGAATAAACATTCGCATATGAGAAGGTATCATGTTTTTAATACTATCACCATACTTTACTGTTTTAGCTACAGGCTTAGTTGGTTTAGGTTTAGGTAAAGAAAGGGCTGTTTGTAAATCAGAACCTAACTCAGAAGCTACTTTTAACGCTCGATCTTTAGTTTGAGTAGCCCACTTTGTCAACCTTGTTGTACCATCTTTAGCTTCGTTATAAAGCATATGAAACTTTGCTTCAGCTAAAGCAGTAGCTTGTTCTATAGAACCTTCAGTATATGTAGCAGCTTCTTTTATAGCTCCCATAAACTTAGTCCACTCTCTAGTTACATTGTACTGACCAAGTTGGTAGCCCATCTGTATCATAGCTGACTGTGCAGTTTCTGGTAAATTTTCAAAGCCATCTACTACGTCAGAGAAGTAGTTACTAATCTTATCTACTTTAAGTGCTACTACAGCTTGAGATTCTTCTGGTTGTACATTGTTAATATCTTTAATCAATGCACGTTCATCTGGCTCAAGTGATTCAATTTGTAAACCATGTCCTACTGACTGTTTACCCATGTCATCATAAGGAGTAGTAGAAAAACCTTCATCTTCTATTATAGTAGAAGCAGTAGCAGATTTAATTAAAGATGGAGTTTCCACAGAACCTTGTAAGCCTTCAAAAGTTTCTTTTATTTTGTTATCTATTTCTTCTGAACTTAAAGGTGTACCATCAGGACTTTGACTAATTGATTCTATAGCACTATCTACAGCTTCTCCTACTGCACTAACTGCTTCGCTAACAGTACCACCAATAGCATCTCCAACTTCACTTAGAACTTCACCTATAGGTCTAGCTCCTAATTGTTTCTCAACTTCATTAGGTTCAATAAACATGCGTGGGTCTTCTGCTAGTGATGGAAGATTTTCATTTAGCTCTTCTATCTCCTTAGACATGTTACCTATCATAGTTGACTTTATATCTTCTGGTAAAGCTAGAAGGTCAACAGAAATAGGTGTCTTGTAAATGTTACCTGAAGGGTTTATTTTTCCATCAGAACCTAACTCGACTACATATAAGTCTACCATATTCTTATTTAAAATGGTAGGTCTAGGCATTATAGTAAAAGTGTTAGGAGATACTTGTTCTCCTGCTCCTAGTTGAATAGCTGATAGAACTCGTGTAACAGGGTTATTAGCCCTTAATGCCTCAGATATTTCGGATACTATTGGAGGAGCTAAGTTATAAACACCTTCTATCATCTGCTTAAAATTGCCATCCTTTTGCATTTTATTTAACTGTTCTTCAAGTTGTTCAAAAGCAAGTTCATTTGTAGATAAGCTCTCAGATGGAATAGCAATAAATTGACCATTTGCCATTTCAAAAGGTACGTAGTCAGCAGCTATTTGTTTAGAAGCTTTAATAATAGCATCTTCTTCTGATAAGAGATTATTACCAGCCATTAGTATTGCTGCTCTTTTTTCTATCAGAGGTTTTAAGTCATTTAAATTAACAACCTCATCTAGATTAGTTAGGTCAAAAAGACCTGTATCAACCATACTTCCTAAGTCTTCTGTTGATATGCTTATATTTTTAAGTAACTCAGGGTTTTCTCTTATTTCTCTAGCAGTATTTAAAGAATCTCTAAAAGTATAATTAGCTTCCATTCCTGATTTTAAAACTGAATAAAACTCTACTTGTTCGTTACTAAAACCTAACTTAGATAAACTAGCATTACCTGAGTATGCTTCTATGTTTTCCATCATGTTGTATAGCCGTTCAGCTTCTATCAATGCTGGATAAGACTTATTACCTGCTTCATCTTCTTGAGAAACATTTACATCACTAGTAGTTAAACTAGAAAAATTATTAACTAATTCCCTTGTCTCTGGTGACATTATTCCAAGGTCTTCATACAACTTATAATGTTTACTTTTTACTGCGTTAATAATCTCATTTTTTTCAAGGTCTGATTTATTACTGTTTGCTAAGTCTTTCTCTAATTTATTAAGTTCAATAGCTGCTTCTATATACAAAGCTTGAGTTATATTAGCTTTAGTTAAAGTTTGTTTTATTTCTATAGGTTTACCATTTACTTCTATAGTGCTAGTTAATTCTAGACCGAGTGCTAAGATTGCAGCGTCTCCTTGGGTTACTGCTGTCTCTACTTTATTCTGTTTTAGCTGTTCCTTCGCTTGTTCTACTTGAAGCTTTGTACTTGCATTAATTGAAGTAGCCCTAGCTTTTTCAATAGCAGCACCTTGCTCTGCATAGGTAGCAGAGTCAAGTATGTTAAGGTAGTTACCATCTTTAGTAACCATGTTACTTACAGCTTCATAGAGAGGACTATCAGCATTTACTGATCTAGTATCATGAAGAAAATCTACTAGTAGTGTATTAAACCTTTTATAGTCAGGTTTACCATTAAGTAATGGCATACCATTTGCCATTTGGTCAGTTAAACCTTGCATTAACTCTATTATTTGTTGACGGTTTTTTATAGTTGATTGATTAAGCTTTGAAATTTGATTTATAAAATTCTTATCTATTTTTCCACGATTAATCTTTACTTGATTTTCATTATACTTAGCAGCAAAAGCAAGTTTATTTACTTCAGCATAATACTTCATGTCTTCTATTATTGAAGGGTCAACATTAGGGTCTTGACTTAATTTTTCTATGTATAAACTAACAGGTTTGTTATAAGCTTCTACAGCTAAAGCAACAGTAGGATATTTTGCGTGAACACTGTCTGGATCTAAACCGTATTGCTCATCTAGACCGAAAGTTAGCTCACCCATTTTAGCTTTTGCTTGGGCATCCTGCATCCTAAGTTTATTAGCTTCTGCTCTTCTTTCTTTTTTTACCTTCTCAACTTTCATCTCGTCAGCTTTAGCTTGCACAGCAGGACTAATAGCATTGATAAATTCTGACAAAGTAGATAGTGTTGGTTGTTCCAGAACAGGTTTAACATACGTATCTACTGGACTAGCAATAGGACGTACTACTGAAGAACCAGCATCTAGTTCTTGTACTTGTACTCGTTGTTTTGCCATGTTTTCCTCTTTTTATTTAAACTAAAATAAATCTATTACTGGATCAAAATCAGGTATAGTATTACTATAATTACTGGTTAAACCAAAGTTTTCTAAGTTAAATAAACTATCAACCTTATCACTAAATACACCATCACCAAACTGTTTATCTGCTGCATAAGCACTAGCTGTGGTTTGTAAAGCATGCATAGCAAAGTTAGGTTTCTGTCCTCTAGGTAGGGAGTTTATTCTATTCAAAGCTGTGGTGTTAAGACCTGCTGCTTCTAACTCTATCTGATTTAAGGTGTACTCTAGTTG